AGAGTATATGTCAAGTTTCACGCGCTTCTCCTTCTATTCATAAAATGGGGCAGACTTGCCACCCCATCCTTCAATAGAACTCTACTTCTTTGCCCAAGGTGGTGAGGCAGATCCTGTAGATGCCGTGGCAGCTACAGCCGCAGGAGCTGGAGCAGTAGTCGCCCCACCGACTGCGTCATAGCCCTTGATGTCGTTAGACGCTCCGTATTCGCCATCCGCTGGCTTCACAGCCAACTTTACCATCAGGGGCTTGTCACGCAGCTCAACGCTGTCCTGTGGATTGTTAACATCGATAGCACGGCAAATACTGGAAAGGCTGCTCTGTGCAATCTGTACCGCAACGCTGTTCGGGTTATCTAAGTTTAGTCTGTCAAACACCTTGCGACCCGCGTGTTGGCCTTCGATCACTTCAATAGTTAGCTGAAGGTATGATCCCGTCATCTTCTTCGTTGGCTTTTTTTCAGTGTCAGTGATGACGCACTTATACCAATTCGCTGGCAGCGGTTCGTATGATGTTGCTGGTTCAAAATCCAGCGCGTTAAATCCATTTAAGTCCATTTTAGTTTTCCTTTTGGTTTGGTAAAAATTGGTTGAAAGGGTTCCCACCATCGAACGTAAATGGAAGGGGAGAATCTATATTAAAGCGATTTTTAGTAACTGATGATGCCTGCGGAAAGCACAGGATCTCACGCTCACCTGTGGAAATGGCGCGCTTCTTATCGCCATCGCCGCGCGTAAATGTCTTCAGTCGGATTAGACCAACTAGATCGACGTTGTCAGTCCAATGTCCTTGAGACTTTTTATGGAGCTTCAAGACGTATCGATTGTAAGGATCCATATCAGGAAGGGTCAATGTCTCGACATCTGCGTGAGCTAAGAATACCACGTTCATACCGCTTTCATAAGCCAAACTCCCCGCATATTCCCGCACCTGCCGATGAATCTCTGAGGCAGCACCGTACCCCGCCCCGAATCCTCCAGCCGCTTGATTTATGCTCTTGGCTTTAGGATCGGCTGCAACTATCTCGCTTTCGATCAAGGTTGCCAACTGAGTTATGCTGTCAATAACCAGCGTCTTAAACTCATGCTTCTCTGTGCCAAGAGTTTCAATAGCGTCCAATACTTCCTGACTGGATGTCGCCAGTGGGAACAGGCTGACATTATCATTACCTGTCAGTGACGCTGTGCCATCCTCAGTTCTGATGAACACAACTGGCCCCGGCATCATTGCTGCCAGCGTGGTTTTGCCCATCCCGCCCTCGCCGAAGAGGGTCATTATGACTGGACGTTGTCCTGTCGGCTTCGACAGTGATTTAAGATTTATAGACATATAAATTCCCTATTCTCCCATTTATCTTTGAATACGAGTGCAAATACCTCGTCTAAAATTTCATCAATTGATCGTTTCATTTTACTTCTCCTTTTTCAGTTTTATAGGACGATAAATATTGTCCACAGAGCGTGTACCAATAAAAAAATTGCCTCAAATGATTCCATTATACAAACTCCAAATCTGGGTGGTCGCGCCACCATTTCAATTTACGCTCTAACCGTATTTGGTCTGGGCTTTGCGTTAGGCCGTCCAAAAAGGTAACCCCTTTGAACGCCTTAATTAGCATCTCAAGCTCGACATCAGTGAGGGTCATTATATCGCCTCTACTTTAACGCCAATCTTGCCCTGCCTAGTTTCAAACGCATCAGCAACCTTTGACCACATGCGATGCTCTTTCTCAGCCAAGTAGCGACAGCCAACCGAATCAACCGACAGTGACGTCTTAACTGGGTGCATACTCTCAGGAATTTTGTGTTTGATTTTTTCCCAAACAACTGGATCAATTTTACGAGACACAGTCTGCGTCAGTGTAATCTTGTGGTGTTCCAACTTGTGGGAGATTGAGCCTTCACCTTTTGCCTCTAAAGCTGCGGTGATCTGCTCCTCTATCGCGTGGCGCTGTGCGATAATCTGTCTTTCTTGCGCCTTTACTTCTAGCCAATTGGAGGCCAACCCATCGATATTGCTCACTGCAATTTCCTTTCGATTCTTCTTCTATTTTTCACTCTCTACAAAAATCGGTTTACAGAAAATGTTTCAGGGAGTAAAGATATTTTTGTACATAATCGTAAAAAAGGTGAAAAATGCAAAAACTAATACCAATAGACGATATCAGAATGGCGCTACAAGATCGCCGCCTGACTGTCGTTGCAGAGCGGTGTGGACTATCCCATCCCACTGTAAAATCGATTGCCACAGGCAACGAACAAATCAGTCTCACCACATGGAAAAAACTTAGCGAATATCTGAGCGAGGCGGAATGAGTTTTCCAGTTCAAGACTACTGCTCTAATCTAGGCTGGTATCTCGTAACAATACCCGCAGGCTCTAAAGGGCCGACCCGATTCGGGTGGCAGCAACCAGAGAAAGCTCTGTCAGATCCAGAAGCAGCGCGTCTCTATTATGAGCAGAACCCGACCCACAATGTTGGTCTACTACATGGGGCGTCAGGAACATGCGCGGTGGACATAGACCATGTCGAGAATACCAAACGAATCTTCGAGGAACTGGGCATAGATTTTTCTGCCCTAATGCAGTCAGCGCCCCAGATTATTGGCCGTGAAAATCGTGGAAAACTCATTTTCAAAGCACCGCCAGATTTAATCACACACAAGATATCGTGGCCTACATCTAGTGATCCACGCAAGACTGAGGTCGTGTTCGAGCTTCGAGCTGGCTCAGTTCAGGATGTCCTGCCGCCATCAATTCACCCAGACACTGGCCGTCCATATGCATGGGCAGGCAGATCGATCTTCGATGGATTGCCAGATCTACCGCCGCAGCTCCTGACGCTGTGGAGAGACTGGGACAAGTTTCGGCCACAGATGGCAGACATGTGTCCGTGGAAGCGCAAGGCAGAATTTCAGCCGACCCGCAAGCCGCGCCCGAAAGGTGAAGGCACGTCAGTCATCGATAAGTTTAATGAGGCGCACGACATGCATTCGCTGCTTTTGCAGTACGGATACAAGAACACATTCAAGGGCAGATACCTGTCACCAAATTCCACGTCCAAGTTAGCCGGCGTAAAGTTGTTCGAGGATGGCCGCGCCTACTCGCACCACGCATCAGATCCGTTTGACAGCGCCCACACATTCGACGCCTTCGAGCTGTGGATGCAGTACGAACACATGGGCAACGTCCAGAAGGCAGTAAAAGACGCAGCCCAAATGCTGAACGTCACACAAGATCCCGACCACGAATATGACAAGGAGGCAATCGAACACGGCGCAAAAGTTGCCGCCAGCATATTGTCTAAGCCTAAATCGAATCAGGGGCCAGTGGATGCAGTGGCCGAAGACTTACTGGCCGTCCCCGGTGTCCTGCAAGATGTGGTCAATTACTACACAGTCACAGCCATCAAGCCACAGCCACAGTTCGCAGTTCAGTGCGCCCTAGCATTTGGGTCAGTGGCAATGGGCAGGCGCTGGGTGACAGACCAGCGTAACTTCTCCAGCCTATACTTCCTAAACATAGGCGAGACAGGATCTGGAAAGGAACACACAAAGACAGTTCTGGAGGAGCTGCTAGAGGAGGCTGGCCTAGAGGATCTAATTGGCCCCGCAGGATACACGTCTGGAGCTGGTGTGCTATCGACACTAACCAAGAAGCCAACCCACGTCTCAGTAGTCGATGAGCTGGGCCGTCAGCTAAAAGCTGCCGCAGCAAGTGGCATGCAGCATAAGCAAGATAGTATAACCTTAATTATGGAGTGCTTCGGACGCCAAGATGGTACTTTGAGACAAGCTGGCTACGCAACCAACACAATGAAGTCATCTGAGGCAGAGAAGCTGGAGAAGGTTATAAAGAGGCCCAGCCTGACGCTGGTCGGCATGTCTACGCCCTCAGAGTTCATGCAGGCCATTGGTGGTGGCGACGTGGCCAGCGGATTGCTTAACCGTTTCATCATCGTCAAATCAGAAATCGGCGTCCAGATGTCTCAGAAAAAACGCAAGTCATCAATCTCTGACAGGCTATCAACTTGGGCAAAT